GCGTGCTCGCCACCCTTCAACTCTGGGATTGATGATGTCCGAGCCGACCGTGACCACGCTTGCTACCGCTACCGCGCTAGGCACCGCGACCGCCACCACCACGCTCCTCCCGGGTATCGATGGCAACGCCCTGGTCGGCGCCGTCGCGGGCGCCGCGCTGTTCGTCACCAGCGCGCGCGATCTGCCGCTGGCTCGTCGCGTGCTCTATCTCGTCATCAGCACGGTGGTCGGTTATCTCGCCGCGCCGGAGGTGCTCGCGCATCTGCCGCTGCACAGCCCCGCCATCGCCGCCTTCCTGGCCGGCGCACTCGTTGTGACGCTCACCGTGCAACTGATCGAACGCGCCAAGGCGTTCGATCTCTCGACCCTGCTTCGTAAAGGAGAGTAATCATGTCCATCGCGCTCGGTTTTTGGCCGCTGGTGCAGCTTGTGGCCTGCCTCGTCATCGTGCTGCGCCTGCTGACGTTTCGCCGTGGCGTCTCGCGGCATCGTCACGTCATCGCGTGGATCGCGTGGGCGCTGATCGTCGCGTGCACCGCCACGGCGGTGAAGCTGGTGTGCGGCATTCGGCCGCCGCCGGGACCGTGGGAGGCGCTGCTGACCCTGGCGATCGCGATCGGGCTGCTGATCCATCGCGGCAACATCGCGCACTTGCTGCGCGCACCGCGCGCCTGGTTTGCATGGCTCGTGCGGAGGGATACGTGGTGATCGTGTTCCCGGAGCAGCGCATCGATCAGCTCATCACCGCGGTGATGAAGGCCGAAGGCTGGGACACGTACACGAACGATCCCGACGACCCGGGGAAGGAAACGCGCTGGGGCATCACCCTCGCCGCGGCGCGCGCCTACGGCTACACCGGCCCGATGAAGGACCTGCCCGAAGCCGTCGCGCGCGCGATCTACCGCACGCGCTACGTGGACGAACCGCGCTTCGCGGACGTGGTCGCGATCGAGCCCAACATCGGCGCGGAGCTGATCGATACCGGCGTCAACATGGGTACCGCCATGGCCGCGATGTTTTTGCAGCGCTGGCTCAATGGCTTCAACGACACCGGCAGCCGCTACGGCGATCTGCACGTCGACGGCCGCATTGGCGCCGTCACGCTCGATGCGTTGCGCGCCTTCCTGCGGTGGCGTGGCCCACAGGGCATCACCGTGCTGCTGCGCGGCCTCAACGGCGTGCAGGCCACGCGCTATCTCGAACTCACCGAATCCAAACCGTCCCAGCGCAAATACCTCTTTGGCTGGGTGCTCAACCGTGTGGAGATGTAAAGCCTTGTCCTCGTTTCAGCTACATCAGGGCGAAGCCCTCGCCTTCCTGCGTACCCTCCCCGATGCGTCGGTCGACGCCGTCATCACCGATCCACCGTACAGCTCCGGTGGTCTGCACATGACGCAACGCCAACAATCGCCGGTCAAGAAATATGTGCAGACCGGCACGAAGCGGGACTACCACAGCTTTAGCGGTGACAACCGCGACCAGCGCAGTTGGACGTTGTGGGTCACGCTGTGGCTTTCCGAATGTCTGCGCGTCGCCAAGCCCGGCTCGCCAGTCGTGCTGTTCACCGACTGGCGGCAACTCCCCAGCACGACCGATGCATTGCAGACCGCCGGCGCGACCTGGCGCGGCATCGTGCCGTGGTTGAAGCCGGCGGGGCGTCCGAGTGGCCCCGGTCGCTTTCGCAACGGCGCGGAATACGCGGTATGGGGTAGCAAGGGCGAGATGCCGCCGCGCGTGGAGGTGGGTTATCTGCCCGGCTACCACGTCGAATCGATCCGGCAGAAAGACAAGCATCACGTTACCGGCAAGCCTACGGAACTGATGCGCACCCTCGTACGTGTGTGCCCGCCGGGCGGTGTGATCCTCGATCCGTTCGCTGGCAGCGGCACCACCGGCGTGGCGGCGCTATTGGAAGGGCGCCACTTCATCGGCATCGAACTCGATGGCGTCAACTGCGAGATCGCGCGCTGTCGCATGGAAGACGCCCACGACGAACGGGCGAGGCACGCGGCATGAGCGTGCTGCTGAAGCCCCTCGCTCTCCTCCTGGCCGCGCTGCTCATCGCCGCGCTGGCCGTGATCGTATGGCAGCGCCATCGATCGGTGGATCTGATCTCGCGCCTGGCCGATGCGCAGGCGAAGCAATTGGCGGCGCAATTCGAAGCCTCTGCCGCCCGGCTCGACGTCAAGGTCATCACGCAATACGTGGATCGCGTGCGCGTGATCCACGACACCACGCAAACGCTGCAACGGGAGATTCCCAGCTATGTCACGCCTGCGACCGATCGGGCTTTTCCTTTGCCTTGGGGCTTTGTCCGCCTGCACGACGCTGCCGCGTCCGGCCTGTCCACGCTTCCTGCCGCCGGCCCCACTGATGCAGCCGCCTCGGACGTTGCAGCCTCTACAGCCGCAGGCGTCATCGTTACCAACTACGGCATCTGCCACGAAACCGTAGCGCAACTAAGCGCGTTGCAAGACTGGGTCCGCGAACGCAACGCGTTGCAGCGAGCGTCGCCATGAACAAACCTGAGCGCTTCCGCACGGCACTGCTCGCCGCGCTGCCGGATCTCGCCAACGATCCACAGCGCCTCTCCATCTTTGTGGAAAAGGGCAAGTTGGTGGCGAGCGGTACCGCCAGTGTGGGTTGGCAATACAGCTACCAACTCACCGCGGTGCTGCAGGACTTCGCGGGCGACATGGATACGCTCGCCATGGCGGTCGCCGCCTGGGTGGCGGTGGAGCAGCCGGACATGCTCAAGAATCCCACGCAAGCGGAGCGCGGCATTCGCTTCGAGTGTGAATTGATGACGGCGGAGCTGGCCGACGTCGCTATCGAGATTGATCTGACCGAAGCGGTGTATGCAGGCGATGACGGTCGCTTTGATCACCCTGCCGAACCGCCGGCCGATCCGACGAGTGCATGGCTGTGGCAGACGCCCTGACGCAACTGGAATTATGGGCGGCACCGCTGCTGGCGAAGCTCGCGCCGGCACAGCGCCGACAGCTCGCGCGCACGATCGCGCTGGATGTACGTCGCTCGCAGCAGCGACGGATTGCTGCTCAGCTCGCACCCGATGGCACGCCCTATGCCGCGCGCAAGCGCCAAGTGGAATCGCTTCGTGAAAAGCGCGGTGCCATTCGTCGTCGAAAGGGGGCCATGTTCGTTAAGCTTCGTACGGCGCGCTGGCTGAAAATCAATGTCACCCACGACGGTGCCGAAGCCGGCTTCTTCGGACGTGTCGCGCGCCTCGCGCGCGTGCATCAAGAAGGCCGTATGGATCACGTGACGCCTGGCGGCCCCATGGCGACATATCCCGCACGTCCATTGCTGGGCTTCACGGCGATCGACCGGGAAAGGGTACGTGATCGTCTGCTCGAATACCTCCAAGCCTGATGGACTTGCTAGGATGGGCCGGACAGCAACCAGATGCTAGATGGTCTCGAGGAGGGATCAGCGGCTATGGATCTTCAGGACTATTTCGGCGTTGTCGCGCGGGTCATTAAAAACGGTTCAACCTTTTCACAAGCCAAAGATGCTTGGGCGATTTCAGTACCGCATCTAAATACCATCTTGCAGCAAAAGCAGGTGAATCTTCCCCCGGAGTTGCCATCCATTGAAGATGTGCTGGAAGAAGGGGTGTGCAGAGGCTTGTGGGAAATGGATTACGACACTGAATTGGGAACGGACATCGTCGTGTTTCGGTAATCGAAATGATTGCCTTGCATTTCTTTAAGGTCTACGCGGACGACGCGATGATCCGTCGCTGGAAAGACGCCATGTTCGCCAAGCTCCGCACCGGGCTGGCTCAGAGCCAACGTCGCGCATGAGGGCGTCCAGGAGACTTCTCGGACGCGGCGCGCGTCTGGCGCGGGGGCATCAAGCGGGTGACATAGATCAAGTCGTCCCCGGTGGGCCTATGGTGAGATAGCTCAAACGCCTCCTTTTGATCTTCACGGCAAAAGCCGGAAAAGGGGGCGCGATCATGTACTGGAATACCTAGTACGCGGTCAGCGGGCTCAGAACGACGGGGCTAGCTATCGCTGGAAATACGTGATCAGGGGGATACCCGGAATGGACATAGATGGCTATTTGCGTCTCCTTTTGCGGGAGATGAGAGAGCAGTCGACCTATTCAACATCCCGTAAAGCGTGGGTGATTTCTGGCTTAAACGCTCAAATCGCCTTCCTTGAACACGTGGATCATCTGCCTCCCGAACTGGCTTGCGTTCAAGAGGCTCTGGAGGAAGGGGAACGCAGGGGATTGTGGGAAGTGGACTTAGTCCCTGGATTGGGAACGGATATTGTCGCGATGAAATAGCAACATCGCCGTATTCATCGCTGCAGACCTGAGCTGTTCTAAGCAACGCTGTACAGAACCACCGCAGGCTGCGCGCGTCCTTCGTCATCTGCAGCATGGCGGGCATGTCCGATGACATCCCGCGTCAACTCGCCAATCTGATCCGCTTCGGCACGGTGCAAGCCGTTGCCGGTAAACGCGTGCAAGTCAAAATCGGCGGCTTGCTCACCCGCCCCATTGCGTGGATGTCAACGCGTGCCGGCAAAACCAAGTCGTGGTCGCCACCGGATATCGGCGAGCAAGTCGTGGTGTTGTCGCCCAACGGCGACGTGGGCGCGGCCGTCGCCATCGGCAGCCTGTTCTGCGATGCCCACGACATACCCGTGGAGGCCAACGCCGACACGGTGGTGATGGCGTTTCGTGATGGGGCGGTACTGCTGTACGACCAGGCCGCACACCTACTCAAGGCAACACTACCCGCCGATGGTCGCGTGGCGGTAACGGCACCGGGTGGTATCACCCTCACCGGCAACGTAACCATCGACGGCGCGCTGAGTGTGGCACAGGCCGCGACGTTCCAGCAGAGCATTCACGCAAGCCAAGCCATCACCAGCGATACCGACGTCAAGGCCGGCAGCATCAGCCTGGCGAATCACCCGCACGACAAGGTGCAGCCCGGTGCCGGCGTCAGTGGAAAACCGCTGCCATGATGGGCATGGACGCACGCACCGGCAAAGCCTTGAGCGGCGACGCGCATCTCGCGCAATCCATCGCCGACATCCTGTCCACACCGCTGGGCACACGTATCATGCGCCGTGATTACGGCAGCCGCGTGCCGGATCTCATCGATGCACCCGCCAATGCCGCCACGCGCGTGCAGCTCTACGCCGCGACGGCAACGGCTCTCATGCGTTGGGAACCCCGCCTCACGCTAACGCGTGTCGCAATGTCCGTGATCGATGCGCTGCAAGGCCGTTGGGTGCTCGACTTAGGTTGCACACGCAAGGACACCGGCGAGACCGTAATGCAGAAACCGGAGCGTCGTGAGCAGGTGAGCCAGCAGGAAGTAGAGCGAGCGCAGTCCCATAACGGCCATGATGTTGGAGGTGTAGGCCAGGAAGGGGTGG